AAAAGGCAAAACAGAGGGCGGCAACCATAAGCATGGTCACCGCCCAGCGTATCAGTCTGTTTACCATAGCAACCCCGCCAGACCGAACCGCCATGCGCATATTGCCAGCACGGCCAGAATTCCCCACAGCAGCCAGTAAACCCGACGATTTTTCAATGCCAACCCGATCAGCCACCGCCAAAACCGGTACCGGCAATTTTTATGTTCATTTTCCATCAGTCAATCCCCTTAAAAAACAAATGATGTCCGCAAACGTAACAAGGCCGCATGCCGGCCGCCCATTTCGGCGCCGCACAAACCTTCGGATTATAATAATGAGTTGCACCGCCGGTCGGATCCGGTTCAAATTCAGCCTCTTCGATCAAATCAATATACGGTTTAAGCTCAATATAAGTCAGTTCTTCCATCTTGCCCCGATTCGGGTCGTTTTTGTTCCAGCAAGAATATTGCCAAGGCTTTTTACAAGTAGCGGCAATCGTTTTGCCGGCATACCAGCGCCCTGATTTAAAACGATTAAAGACGGTATGAATTACCGCCTTTTGTCCTTCCGTCCCCTCGCCTCTGGCCTCGCCCCATACGGTTCGCGCCAGCGTTAAAACATCGTCTTCCGTCACAGCTTTTCTCCTCTTTTCTTTTTGGACTTATCTTCAAACATCAAATCCAGCTTAACCTTCAGTTCCGTCAGCAGTTGCGTCTGCACGTCGTTTTTCCGCAAAAGCTCGCCGATTGAACGTTCAAACGCATCCATCCGTTTTTCCAGATTGTCGACTTTTGTTTCCTGCCTTGCTTTCCATTCTCCCATTCTGATAAAGTTGCACAATACGCCGATCAGCGCCGAAACGCCGGCAAACAAACTCCAATCCATTACTTTTTTTCTCCAACAAAAAAGGGAGCGTTTCCGCTCCCCGTCGTTACAGTTCCTCACCGTGTTCATGATGTTTCATCATCCAAATCGTCTTGGCCTCAGACTTCATCATGTGCCCAACGGCTTTGGCCATATCGGCCACCGTTTCGGACGAGATTTTCTCGCCCTTGTCCAGCTTGGCCTCGATTTTATCCAGCAGTTTCTCGCCGGCATCGCTCAGCCTGCTGTAAAAATCCTCATGTTCGGTTAAAGTTTTCATTTCATGCCTCCCGCTATTTTACGGATAAGAGGCGCCGCCTGCCGATAAACCTCTATCAGCCGGAATTTGCCGTCCGGAACAATCGCCGCCAGATTACCCGAAAGATATTGTTTAATCGTTGAACCTTCGATTTTCCCCTGTTCATCCATCAGCGGCCGCACCAGATTTTCAAATTTGTCAATATATTTCTGGACCTGCCCGGAAATATTGACTTTGAAGATACCGGATCCAACCGTCATATGTTCGGAGGAAACGCCGCCGAACAAATCGGTTAAAATCTCTTGTTCAAAAAGATCAAGCTCTGTTTGCTGCAAGGATTCAATCATAACAGTTTGTCTCCCTGTTCGGCGCGGAGTTCGGCCAGCTGCCGGCGAAGTTCCTCGTTTTCTTTCTCCAGACCTGCCGCATGCCGGCCAAACTCCTGTGCCGTTTCCGCCACAACGTCAACATACTCTCCGGCAAGAGCGGCAAACGCGGGAATTTGCACAAACTCGTCCTTAAAGCGCTCAAACAGCCAGTCATTAAAGGTTGTCATCAGCTGCTGCCGCTTGGCCAGGGCTTTCTCGTCGCCGTTGACAAACGCCTGCTGATCGTTTGACATCCTGTTGACCAGCTCATCAAAACGCTGCCATACCGGCGCCCGCACCGGAGCGCTGCCCTGGCTTTCTATTTGATGAAGCTTTTGCTTAAATTCCTCGATTGCGTCGGTTTTTCCCATGATGCCGCCCTCCCTTTGCTATGCTGCCGGCGTAGTCGATTCCGTCGGTGCTTTCCAGTCGTTGTACCGCGGCATGGCAGCCGGACAGAGGTTGTCAAGCGGCATAACCAGTTTTCCGGGAACGAAAGTCGCGTTGCAATAACACAGAATTTCGTTTCTGGTCGTGTCAATACGGTTGTTGAGATATGCGAAGTTGTCGACCGTCGCCTGTTTATCGACCGCCACCTGCTTGTCCAAAGCGGCAAAGGCTGCCGCCAGTTCTTTGTAGTTGGCGTTGATTTTGTCGTCGTTCTTGTTTGACAACGCAATCGCTTCTTTGTAGACGTCAATGCCGATACTGTCGGTATAGCGTTCGGCTTCCAGCTTGGCAATATGTGCTTCCAAAGCCGAAATCACCCGGCTGTCACCAACCGCGGTTGCACCGGCAGCAACGGCACCGGCATTTCCCAGACCGCCAAACAGGCCGCCCAGCAAACCACCGCCGTTTGAAAGCTGGTTAACCAGCGCCACGGTTCCCGGAATAGCCAAACCGAGAGCGGCACCGGCCAGTCCTTTGGAGGCGACGGACTTTTCTCCGTCTGCTGTTTTAATCATCATGATCGTTTCTCCATTATTGTTGAGTTAATGAAGAAAGCCTTCGAAAACTTATTTATAAAAATAACTCCGGATACTTTCTTCATATCCAGAGTACCTGTCACAATAATCATAAAGAACGCCGCCGGTTCTACTTTCCGGGACACTCCAAAAGCCTTGAAATATAAGCCGTTAACAGATCCGAGGACATTTCAAGGGCTTTATTATACCGGCGGGAGATGGTCTTCACCTCCCGCCCTTCCTGCCAGGCTATTTGTTTTTGAGGAATTTTCAAAACGTCAACCTCAATCAAGATTTTCTTTTGCGCTTCCAGCAGCGGAAAAGAATTGATTAAACCGACGGCTTTTTCTTTCGACATGCGTTGAAACAAAAATTTTGCAAATTCCTTTTTAACCGCCGCCTTCATGACGGTCAGGACCGGTTAACGGTCCACTCCTCAAACGTCAATACCGCTTCGTTCGGGAAATTTTCCGCTGCCGGAATATCCCGCAAATATTGTCTGTACGCGCGGTACTCTTCTTTCGCGTCATACTTGATCGGAAAATCGGCCAGCATATACTTGTCTGTCTGACATAACAGTTCGTCCCGCTCTGCCCGCACTTCGGCAGACCGGCGCTTAACTTCAAAATCCGGATCCCGAACCATATCCGTCCCGTTCCATACATAGCGCTCAATGTTTCTGAACACTTCTTCCGAAATTTCCACATTGTCGACGCCTTCCGTCGACTGGCGGCACTCGCCGGCGCCGACCAGTTTATTGTCTTCTATAAAAGCGTAAAACATTCTCCTAATCTCCTACTTTTCGGTATGCAATTACATTGATATAACCGCCGGTCGCCTCGTTGTTGCCTGTATTGGAAAAACGGATCGTCTTGTTATTAACCAAAGCGGCATAAAAACCGGCACAGCGGGATTCGCCCGTCGTCAGAAAAACACCGGCAGTCGGCGAAGACGCAATCGCGTCATAAATTGAGGGATTCAACGCGCCGCGGACCGTAACGATTGAACTCGACGTAAAAAATACGCTGCCCATAATCTCGTACAAACCTTCGTCCGGCAAGAAATCCAAAGCAAAAGTCGAAACTTTGTTGGCTCCGATCGTACCGTTTGCCAAAATGTTCTTCGCCGCAAAATAAACCCACAGGTGCGGAAGTTTCGCGTTGCCGGCCGACGACAGATTGCTTAAATCCTTGTCCGCCAGATTGTCTAAGCTGACACTTGCAACCGCAATCCCGGCAATCGTTTCTCTTCCGGCCGGCGCCAGATTGCTAGCATCCGTTTTCAGCAGGCCGCTCACATCAATATCGCCGCCGCCCGTTCCCGTCGCCGGGGACGCGCCGCCGGCATACAATACGTCATTCATGCTTCTATCCTTTCAATGCTGACAATCGAGGGGCCTAATCCGTCAGGATCACGCAAATACAAATCTCCGCCGACCTTTTTAAACATCAGCTGCGCTTTGGCAGGAACAATCCCGCCGCGCTCGTCTTCCGTCGGCTGTCGATCCAAAACGATATACTCAATATCCCGAAGTAACGGCTGAACGGCAAAAGTATCCCCCGTTGCCGCTTCCGTCACCGGTTCCCATGCCCGGCTGAATTTTTTATTAACAATAAACATTTTTTCCTCCTTATAAAAAAAGCCAGAGCAAAAGCCCCAGCCAAAACACAATTAAAAACCTCAGCATCAGTCTGTTTTTCCCATCACCCATTCGCCGCCGGCGTTTTTGTAAATATGCGCCGGCAAAGATAAGTCCGCCACTTCAGTCATATCCGCATAGCCTTCCGGCCGCTCGAACGTATCATCCGGCGACAGCAGATAAAGCGCCGGCTTGTCAGTACCGGTCAACAAATACATTTTAATATCAACCGCCGAACCGTCGTCCGTATAATTGATCAGATTGCCGCCTTCCTCATAAGGCTTCATAATCAGCGTTTGCTCACCGAACGTTTTGCTTTTGTGATAAAAGGGCTGCGTAATCAGCTGCATGTAGTCTTCCAAATAAACTCTTATCGTTGGCGTCATGTTTCCTTCGGCAAGTGAACAGGAAACCGTTCCCGACGTTGCCAGAAGCGAAGCTTCATACAGGTCGCACGATCCGTTTTCGGCACCGGTCAGGATATAATATTGATACGGCTGCTTTGGTGAAAGCGTCACTTCGCTTAAAACCTGATAGCGCTCCGCCGTATTTATCAACAGTTCTCCCGTCTCGTCGGAATATTCGCGCCCGATCCAGGCATTGTAAACCGACAACGGATTGTTGCTGCCGTACAGACGCCAGTTGTCGTATCCGTTTGTCACTTTGGTCTTAAAACTCCGGGCTTTAACCGCCGTCTGGAATTTCCAGACGATTTTATAATGGCCGGTATAAGTTTCGACGTTTTTGTCAAAAGCATTGATATTGTCAGCGGCAAGAACCATATAAGCCGGATCTTTGGTCGGCGTCTCCAGCCAGGTTTTAAGACTTTCGTCATCTTGATACGTCTGCACCTTGTCAGACGTCAGCGCATTCAGAGGAAACTCTCCGTCTTGTGTGCTGTTCTCAAAAACGTACGCGGCAGCACTTTGCCCGCCTTCAATCTCCGCAATCTTTTCCGCATACGCCCGAAAAGTCACCTCGTCTCCGACTTCAACCCCTTTCTTTAAGATTGCCGATCGAATAGCGCTTTTTGTTCCGGCAATATAGCGGATTTTTTCAACCACCGTTCCCATCAGATCACCTCCCCGTTAATTTCGTCTGCCAGCGTACCCAACGCCTCGACCACCGCTTCGGCTCGTTCAACCAGCGCCTTTGCCTGTTCTGCTGCGGCTACCGCTTCGTTTGCCGCCGCCTGCGCCGCATTCTTATACATGAGCACCGTTTCCACAATGTTTTGCGGATCATCGCCGGAAACCGGATCAACCAGAAGCGCTCTGGAGAGCTGTTCCTGAAGCTCCTGCAAATTCATGTACACACCGTCAAAAGAATCCTCCAGCTGCTCCATGTCAAACAACTGGCCGTTGATATAGTCCGCTTCCTGCAAAAACGGCTTGTTGCGCAAAACGGCAAGCTTCACGTTCTCCGCCGGCGGCGCCGCAAACACGACCTTGCCGGTAATTTCCTCGCCGTTGCCCTCAACCGTGTAGTCGCTGCCTTCTTCCAGAACTTTCAACTCGTCGCCGGTACCCGAATAAACCTTTATCTGCGCGGTCCCGTCTTTGTTCTTAAAAAACTTGAACGGCACCGGAAATTCCGTCGCCGTCCCGTCCGCCACATAATTGACTTTGCTCACATCCGAAAATAAAGTCATATCTCACTCCATAAAAAAAGCCGTCCGCAACGGACGGCCGGTTATAAAAAAGGAGAACCGTTACCGGTTCTCCCCCTTTCTAGGTTTAGAATTAAGTCCGGTGTTCCAGCACCGGACTTTTTCTTCATACCTCAAGCCCCAACGGCTGTCAATCGGCTTTCGCCAACGCTTCTTTTTTCGCAAACCAGCGGTCGGACTTTTCTTTTGTGTTTACCGACCACAGCCAGACAAAACGTTCGGAAAATGCTGCCACCGCCGCCCCGTCATGGAAAAAAATACAGTTCTCACTGTTTTTGCTGGTGGCCGGCTCTGTCCAGTTATAACTTCCCGTCACTGCCGTTTCTCCGTCAAACACCGCAAATTTGTTATGCTCTATCTTATGTTTCGAGTGCACCCGGATATTGACGCCGGCCCGGTAAAGGTCCCGCACCTTGGAACTTCTGCCGGCCGCCTGCAAACGATCGGTCAGGATCCGCACTTTCACTCCGCGGCGGTCGGCCTCTTTCAATGCTTCCACAATATCCGTATTGTTCAGCGAATAGACCGCAACGTCAATTTCCTGCCGGCTGCCGTTGATCATCTTAACAATGTTTTCCTCACAGGCGGACGAAGGCGAAAAATACCCCTCAACGCTCTTGTTCGGCTGCCGGCTTGCCGCCAGCGCCGCCCCGCAAAGAAAAATACAAATAAGAATTGTCAGCTTTCGCATGACACAACCTTTCGATTGTATCTTTGCATAAATAATACTCTTAGTCAACAACAAAGGGCTGCATTTTTACAAACACAGCCCTTTTGAGTTGCAAACAATAATTATCCGGCAATCGCTTTGATCTGCTCAAGGATTCGCGCTCTCTCTGCTTCCACTGCTTTTTTCACCCGGTTTTCAATCGAGAGCGCCAGCACATTCGCGCACCAGTCCTTCAGCTCTGCATCCGCCGTCGGCAACACCGGAGCCGCCGGACCGTCGGACGCGGTTTTCAGCACCTTCAGCACCCAGCGGCGAAACGCCGCCGCTTTCGGCGTCCGGGCAAACATCCCGATCAGCCAGGAACCTTCACAGTTGAATATCCGCACCCGTGTCCGCCCCTGCTTGATCAGGCAGCTCATTTCTTCGTCAAACTCTTCCTTGTGGGCATTGTATATTTTCGACAACCCGTTATTTTCTCGCACTTCCAACGCTCTCCCAATTTGGGAGAGTGTCATATAATCCTGCCCGTTGTGCCGGATCAGTTCAATCTTATGGTCATAAAACTGTACAATATTACTCATGGCAACCGCCCTCCAGCAGTTCGACCATTTCCTTCAATTTGGCCAGCACAAAACTCAAGGTACCTTTCAGCGCCTCGTTTTCAACTTCCAACTCTTTATTTGATTTTTCCATCTGTGCATTCCTTTCGAAAACATAAAGGTTGTGGGACGTTCGAAAGCCGGTACACAGTCCGGTGGTGTTTATTGAGCCATGGCTTTATTTAACACCCATCCCACAATAACCAATTAGATACAAAAAAACGCTAAATTTCGGCTGCGTTTTCCGCTGTGTATGCAGAGTTTCGATACTCCAGAGCTTCCGCTCGTTTATAATAATAAACATAAATATATGAGGTTGTCAATTAGAAATATGTTTTGCTATAAAGCTATCTATAAAATCACTGCTTATAGTTTTATCCATAATCATACAAACATCCTTTGCAGAAAAAAGGTGATCATATTTTTTCAAAGCTTCTTCCTTTGATATATTTGTTAAAGTCCCTTTTTCCATACGCAATTTATTTTCAGTTAAATCTAAAAAAATCATTATTAATAATCCCTTCGCAATTTTAAATTCTCGGCGTGTGGAAGACTGAACACCGGCAAAAAATGCCGCTTTTTCATCTTCATTTAGTGATAATTTGTCAAACTTATTTTTTATTTCCTCATATTTAAGCCGCAATTTAGGATCAGCCGGAGACTGTAAATAAAAGCCTTCATCCATACATATTTTAGGAATTTCTATCAAGAAGCTATAATACACAGCATATTTAAGAAAAACATCTTTTTCTTCTGGAGAAAATTCAAATGCATTATCCAATACAATATCAAGCTTTGACATTTCTTTTGATATGTCTTTTGCTTTTACGGAGAAACAAAAAACACACCCCAAAAACAAAAAGAATAATTTTCTTTTCATCCCATTATCCTTCCAAGAAAATATATCACAACAATCACTAGAGCTGCGACTATTGGCCATTTTAGGACGCTTATTATCCCAAGCATAAACTCATAACATACCCTCAAAAAATCATTTGCATCTTTTTTTAGATTTTGTAACGAAGATATATCGGTTTTCGTATCGTCCTTATTCTTCGATTTTGATGAAATACCAATAGCAAAATAGTAAGCAACGGCAAACATTATTACCGCATCCACGTATCCATACATATTTGAATTATAGTTTAACGTATCAAAATCCGTTCCCTGTTTTAATAAAAACGAACCGAAAATATTCCAAAAATCTTTTTTAAAAAAATTCCAAAAAGAAAGAACCAGTACGGAAATTATTGTGACCTTTAATTTTCTCATATCACCACCCCTTAATATAATGAATTAATAATATACAACTAAAATTAATTATCAATAATTTTATTCATCCTCAAAATCGCGCAAGGCATACGGCGACCAGCCGAGCCACAACATGACTTCCTTGCCCGGCTCGCCGGCTTTGGCATAATCGCCGAAATTGTTAATAACGTCCTGTACATATTTCAGCGGCAGCCCCGTCAATTCACCCAAGGTTTTAACCGCTTTCAGTACATCCTCCGCATCCAAATCCTCATCGGCAAATTTCAGCACCATATTTTGGAAATCTTCCAGACTCCCCCAAAAAGGCACCAAATCGCGCACCGACATTCTGGCGCGGCCGTTTATAGCGTTTTCAATCACTTTGCCGAGCAGGAAATAACCGTTCAAAGACCCAAGCGCCACCGCCTTCAACTGACTATCATCGTCCCAACGGAAACCATCGGCGACAAACTGAAAAAACATCGGTAGCAAAACATGATAGATAAACAGTGTTTTTGCAATCTGTTTTTTGCTCATCCGACCGCTGAACATGGCGTTGACTGCTTTAATTTCCTTGCGCAGATACTGGTTTGGCGCGCTTAAAAACATGGTAAAAGCCCGCCACATCGCATTGCTCTGCATATAGCTCTGCTGGCTCAGACGACCGGACTGTTGTGTCTCGTCCGTTACCCGTTCAAACGTTTCCAAGGCCTTTGCCTTGGCTTCTGCCTCACTCATCCCCGCTTTCAGGTTCTTTTTCAGTTCCGATTTATAAAGCGCCCAGCCGCCGCTGTAGATCGTAAAGCGATCGCCCAATTTAATATTTGCCATCAAAAAATCGTTCCATTTGAATTTCCCTCTGGCTTTTTTCATGTTCTTAAACATTTCCGATTGAGACATCACTTCAAAATCGCGAATAATATTAACGTCCCGGCTTTTCATCAGTGTCGTGTTGCCCAATATTTCCATCGCCTGTTTCGGATGAAGGAAGAAATCGGCCAGACCGGCGATAAAATCGGTTGTCGGTATATTTTCCCAATAGGCAGGAAATGACGTTATTTGCTTAATCGCCAGCGCCGGCTTCAACCCCAATACAGATTTGGCATAACGCGCCCGCACTTTGGCCAACGCATTCCAAACATCTTCTTTTTTGCCGTTGTTGGCAAAGTTTTCAATTTCATAACGGATACGCCTGTTCATTTTGGCACCAAAAACATTGTCAATAATTGCCTTGATCTTTTTGTCGCCGAAAACAGCGTTAATATCCTGCAAGGCATCGGCAAACCCCATATAATGGTTAAGATCCTGCACATATTTATGCAAAGCGGCAAACGCGCCCCGAAAATTGATGGTTGCGCTGCCGGCCTGAGCCACGCGTTGCTTGGCGCCTGAAAAGCTGGCGTAGGCTCTGGGCGTCCCGTCATCAACATTCACGCCGTTTCTGGTCATTGAGCGCGGCGAGTAAAATTTATTATGCGGCAGGCTGATGCCAAAATGCTCTTCGTAAAATTGGTTGAAGCGCTCATAATTTTCATTATAAAACTCAAACAAAGCCTTTGCCACCGCAATATCATCCTCTGTCAGTTCTTCGTTCACCCGCCGCAAAAATTCTTCATTATACTGGTTGATCGGATCTGCCGCCATAATTTCCCGCGTGTCCTCATCCTGCGCTTTCATGTAAATGTCAATCAACTGGTCTTTGCTGAACTCTTTGCGCATCAAAACAGGCTTAACCGGAAGTCCGCGCTTGCCGATATTCTCGTTGCCTACCCACTCGATCATTGTCTTTTTATCCAATTCTTTATCCATATAACGGCTGACGCTGATGGCTTTGTTGGCGCTTCCCTTTAATGCGTTCGTCAGCTTTTCCGAAATACTGTCCCCATCGGCAACAATGCCGGCATACATCTTCTGCTCGGCGTTGAATACATCCATATTCCGGCTGAGCTTGCTGTTGCCGCTGGTCGAACTTTTGTCGTTTCGCGACAAAAGATCCATCAGCCCGCCCCACGAAAGCTGCCCGCGCTCGGCAGCTTCCAACGCTTTCCACGCCTTTTCTTTCCAGCTTCTTTTTTCATCCCGCCAATTAATCCGACCGCTGCCGGTCAGAACGTCCTCGGCTTCGGCAATCAGTCGCGCTTTTCTCTCCTTTCTGATTTCTCCCGTCACCATGGCAGACAAACGACCGGCATTGTAGCTGTCAGACAACCCTTCATAGACTTCCAAAAGCGCCCGGTCGCTTATTTTTCCGGTTGCCAACCCCAGCAGTTTGTTTTCAAAGATAAGCTTTTCAACGTCAATGTCGCCGCCTTCGCGCATAAATTCTTCAATCAGTTTGGCATTTTCCTGCTGTTGTTCTCTGGCTGCATCCTTATCCATTGCTACCAGTTCGCGGAAGTGGTCAAAAGCATCGTTCAAATTTTTGTCCGGAAAACGTCCGACCAACTTGCCGTTTTGCGTCCGCGGCTTCGTCCAGTTCAACAGCCGCTCGATCCTTGAGCGCACCTTTTCCCGGTCAAAAACCAGATTTTCAAGTTGCCGCCGATAAAAATTATAATCATATTCGCTCAATTTCTCTTTGTTAATGTTTTGCGACGCGGCAAAATCTTTCAGCTTTTGCTTAAAATCCTTGGCTCCCACTTCGTTATTTTTCATCCTGTCAATCAGGCTTTGCATTTCCGCCTTGCTGATTTTGCCTTCATGCAGCAGTTCCATCGCTTTGTTAATGTCCCAGTTGGAAATAAAACCGCGTTGCAGTCTGCTTTCCATATTAGCCGCGCTCTGCTGCATGGCAAAATCAATTTTTCTGCCGCCCAGCATATCATCAAAGGTTTTGCGGATCTCATCATTTAGCTTAACATAGTCCAAGCGCTTAACTTCACTCCACAAATTACGCAGCCAGCTCTTAAAACGACGAAAAACTTTTTTCAATAGCGCGTTAGGTGAACGCCCTTCCAACAAATAGGCCTCAAACGAATCTGCAAAATACTCGTGTTGTTCCCTTGTCAAATTCCCATCCTTTGAACCGACATAGCGATATATTGCCTGCAACTGTGCTGCCGTTTCCGGGTTATCGGCAAAACGCCGCATATCATCCAAAAAGAAATGCCCCAACTCGTGAACGACGGTTGAGGCATCGGCAGTTTGAAAAAGTTTTATAATTGCTTCCCCGGTATCCGGTCGCCGGGTAAAACTCCCTCGCACCTCCTGCGGTCTGCTTTCCCCAGCCGCTCTCTGATAAAACTTCTGAATGACCTGCACATCATCAGGGTTAAAGATAACAAAACACCGTCCGTCTTGCTGTCCGTCATAAGTTATGCCTTTAATGCCATACTTTTCGAGTAATTGACTGGCTTGCTTATCACTCCCCTCCAAACGCGACATCAACTCCCCATATAAAGCAGCACCGGTTGGATTCCCTTTCACATAGCCGGTTTTCATAACTTCTGTTAAATTTTCGCCTCTATCCTTAAAAAGTTTTCTCAAAGCCTTTTTTACAAATACAGACTGTTTACTGAACGGCTTTTGTTCATCAAGCAAATACGGATTTTCAGGAATTTCAACCTCATGAACTTGTCCCTTATCAATAGTAATGTCATTGGCACCCAAAGTTGCAACAAAATTCCTTTTTTCTTTTGCCAGTTCCGCTAATTTCAAATCGTTTGGGTTATGATAAATTTTATTGGTATCGCCGATAATTGGCTTGCGCCCGTCTTTATATTTCTTTTGATACATTCTTGACACATCATATAAAGAATGTAACAGATTATCTCGCGCCTTTCCGGCACCTGGCGATTGAACCTTATTTATAACATTATCAAAGAAGTTAAAAGTTTCTTGATTATACAATTCACCCAAAAATTCTTTTAACGGCACACCATCAATTTTCCAAAAATTGTTATACTCATCGGTCATAAATTTTTCCCGATAGCTTTCCGCCACATCTTTACTTAAGGCATAATAAAGCCCCCAGCCATGTGCATAATTTCCCTCCCCGGTACCGATTGCCTCCAAACTCGGCCTGTCATAGTCAACCCTGCTGCCGACATACGCCGTCTGATAAACAGTATTATCGTTTGTTTTGATAACTTCATTCATTTTATTTGGATTTCTTCCCCAACGATCTGCTATATTTTCCAAGCCTTTTAACGGCGTATCTTTTAAGTCATAATCGCCCCTTGCAAAAATAATATACCCACTATTGCCATCGGTATTTATAGAATAAGCTGTTGTATATTCGTCCTGATTAAGTTGTTCCTGCAGAATGGATTGTAATTCATTTTCTGAGCCATATTTTGTTGCCTTAAATCTAATCAAATACTCATCATCGGCCATATAGTTTTCATCAAAATATTGCCGCGCATCGTATTCGCTATTAAATTCAGGATACAGCCCTTGTTTGTATGCTTTTGTTATCATATCGTTATGGATATAATCATTTGCATCAATCGCAAACCAATAGCGTTTTTTCTTATCAAACATGAGCCGAACTTCTTCTTTAGGTTTTAAGCCGCTTAAAAATGTCTTAATATCCCTCACGCTCTTTGAAAAACCTAAATCATCAAAATATGACATTTGATAATAAATATTATCGTCGGTCCGACTGAAACTCCCGCGGTTGTACACGGATTTTATCTGATTAGGCTCAAAGACAACATATTCTTTTCCTTTTACAATAACGCCGTCATACCCTTTCTTCTTAGCATTATCAGATAGTTTTTTCCCAAGTTTGTTTTCCGCAATATAATGTTCCAGTGTTGTTGTTGCTAAAACTTTTTCGCCATTTCTCTCAATTTCTACGGGATTATCTATAAAACGCTGTGCCTCTTTGGTATATATCCCCAACTCTTTCAGCCGCTCGATTCCCATATTATGTATTTCTTCATAAGCAATATCGGACAAATCAAGAGGGTTATTGATTTTCAAATACACCGGCATTACAATTTTATTATAAGCGTAATATCGCGCAAGCTTTTCTATCGGTGTAAAATAAAAACCTCTACCGAAAAAACCTGTATCATTTTTGCCTTGTTTTTTTACATTAAAAACATCAAACTCCGCAACCGTCCCATGATACATCACCAGCGGCTGGCCGTTTTCATCCACTGCTTTGCTGTCGCCAAACCACCGCTTAAACTCTGGTGTATTAATATCAGCTTTGCCATCAACACCGTATGCTTTTTGAGGTAATTGATACAAAGTATCGTTGACATTATTGTCCAGAACTGATATAATATCAGACATACTCCGACTAGAGAGCAGTCCCTTTTGGGTAGTGGATGCCGTTTGCATCGCTCTAGCGGAGTTATTTTTTATCCAGTTGTCAATATTAGCGTCCGTATCTTTAAAAGCCGTTGTAACAATATTGCGCCCGCTTTTCATATGCTCAAAAACAACGCCGTACTTTCCATTGGGAGTAGCCACTTTCATCAATACAGATTGTCCATCAAATCTTTTTTTGGAGGAAAGTGCCGCGCTTTCAATATTATCTATATTTGAAGCGACTTCTGTCCATTCTTTAGCTGTCAACGAGTGTTTTTTGTCGTGCAAAACCGTATCTCGAGGAATATCAAAATTAACCCCGCTGTTTGATAAATTGGCAAAATACCTTGCGCTTGTATCTTCTGGATTGTTAAAAATATCATCAACAAAATTCTCTAAAGTATCAAGCTTACTTTTATACATTGCCTGTTCAAAGTTTCTGTTTCCTTCTCTTTCTGCCAGATAAACGGCGCTTCCTTGTTTTCCGTCTTCAATACGCAACTGCCAGCGCTCCAAAATATCCGCTGCCGATTTTCCTTCATTAACAGCCAACGTTACCGCTCGCGCCGCAATAATTCTGGCGTCTGCATCCGCTTCCGCATTTGGACGTCCTGCCGCCGTCAGCTGCTCATAAAAGTTTTGATAAACTTCGTTATACTGGTTTCTGGCATCAATCATCGGCGCAACAATCTTAGCCCATTGGTCAATTTGTTCGTCCGTCACGCCAAAACGCTCTTTCATCACCTGCCGGCTCACCTCTGAGATACTCCGAGCTTCTATTCCTTCCGGCATAGTGTCCGGATCTTTTTCTTTGTTTAGGAGCTGGTCGAGGGTGTCCATTGCCGGTGCGCCTTCCTGCAAAAATGTCTCCTGCAACAAATCTGCCGTTGTTTGTGCCGTCTGATCGTCAATGCCAGGGTTATAAGCTTTCACCTGGTCTTTTATCTGCCGGTTCCACTTTCTCATCCGGCGGTTATAAAGCATAGTGCCGCCCGCGCCAAAGCCTGCACCGGTAATACCGCCGACAAAACCGGCAAACGATGCGTCCGCCCAGATATCCGCCTGCGACTTATCCTGCCAGCCGATGGCATTTCGGTATTCGTCCCCCAGCACATTCTGCACGGTTTCCTCAAACGGTCCTTCGGTTAAAAAGCCTTTTGCCGCCGCTTTGAAAACCGATGACTGGCGGGCTACGTTTTTAACCGCTGTTTTAACCGGCGCCGCCACCGCTCGGTTGTTCAGGATTTTTTCAACAGATCCGACAAAGGCGTTTTTCAATACCTTGGAAGCCGGAGCCGTTCCCACTTTGGCAATCCCCATCATGATGAAGTCACCGGTTCCTTCCAACACACCGTCAACGGCTCCCAAAATGTCCGAGTGCAGACCCGCCGTGTCAAAATCTTCTCCTTGTTCCAACGCTTCTTGGAAAGCCTCGCTTTTGGAAGAATCAAAATATGCTTTGCTGATCATGGCCGAAGCCACATACGGATTTTTCGTCGCCAGAGTTATCGCCATAGAAGCAGCAATAGAAGTCGCACTGTTGCCGATCCCGTACATAACGTTTTGAAAATCTTTCTTCCCGCGCATTTTCTCAGGCATCAGCCCCAAACTGATTTTATTGATGGTTTCAACATTGTGCTGCCGCCATTTTTCATACAAAGCCACCGCTTTTTGGTTCAGTTCTTGCGCGTTTTTCTGAGCGGCATCAAACTCTTCGTCCGATACCGGACGATCGAACTCGCCGCCATACATCAGCGAAACCGGATTTTCCGCCATCTCCTGAGATATCCGGGGTTCTGCTCTTCCCTTTATTTCATCGGCAATATAAGCCGCCTCATCGGCTGCTCTTCCGGCTTCGACCACATCATCCGGCAAGAAAAGCTCTGCCAAGCCCAAACGCGGCATCGATGAAGAACCCTTGTTTTCCCCCTTCTCGGCTCTCTCTTTCCTCCGAAAATAATCAAATAACAAATCCGTTTCCCCTCTGGCAATGCTTGCCCCAATATCCAGCGCACCTGCCGCGGCCGATTTCGGCGCCTGTTTGGCCTCACCGACGGCTTCTTTTGCTTTTCCTTTGACATAATCAAGCGCCAGCTGCCCGCCAAATAACAGAACTTTGCCCAGAAAATTATCCTTGCCTATCTTCTCTGCCTGCGTATGAATAGCAAAGCGGGTGTCGGTTTCATCCATCGTTGCCGGCACAGAATAGACTTTGTTGGTATCCGCATCCAACGTTGTATAACTTGGAATATTGACAGGTTCCCATTCCCAATCAGCGTTTTTTATATCAAATTTTTTCTCTTCAGTTACCCGAATATTGACCGGCTCCCATTCCCAATCAGCGTTTTTTATATCAAATGCTGTTTCACGATCATCAGTAGTATTCGTCTGCATACGATTTCCCCTCAAATCGTCCAATTTCTGGTCAATTGCCTTGTTCAATTCCTCATCCATTACTTTTGCCCTTTATAAGAATTATATTGTTCTTCGCTGATCTCTTTAATTTCACCATTAGCAAACATCGCTCCGAAATGACCATCAGATGTTCTACCGATGTTTACAATTCTCTCATCGACCAGCTTTTCACCACGGCCTTTATCTTCAGCACCGCTTATTACCCGCTGCAGCCCGTTCTCATTGCTCAAAATATTGGTCGGGTTAATCGCCGCTACATCCGCATTTTGATAAATCTGCTGCGCAAACAGCTTTTTTGTTTCCTCCAGCGCCTCGGCGGAAATCACTTCTTTTTGTCCGCTGTCGTTAATGCCCTTGTTGCTGGTGTCTTCAAGCCCGTGTTTCTTTGCCGCGGTAACCAGCGCCGCCCGGTAAATTGCACGTTGCATCACCCGGTACCTTGCGTTTCTTGTATTTTGCGCACGTTTAACCGCCCGCTCTGCTGCCGTGCCTGTTTTCTCGTCGATTGAAATCTGCTTAAAGTTCTCATCCAGATAATTTTGGATTTTGTTATTAATATCATTGCTCTCATACCAACTTAAGCCCGCATCTCCTTCTTCCGCCATCAATGCCGCGTCAAACGCGTCATAATCCGCCGAAAGCTCTTCATCAAAAGCCGTTGCCTCGGCCTTAGGCAGAGCGCCCTCACTTTGCAGTTTTTTCAGCTTTTCGGCAAGTCTGGCATATCCTTCCCCTGTCGGGTTATGATCCAAAGCCGCTTTTTCATCCTGCAAGGCATTCATGTTTTCCATTTTCTCGCCTTCGGAAACTTTTTTCGGCTTAAAATCTGCTTCTTTCTTTTCCCGGGCGGTTTTCAATTGTCCGCCCAGTTCTTTAGTCAAAGCCCCGTTGCGTACCAACTCATTGATTTTTGTTTTTTCCGGAAGCTCTCCAGCATTTTTCGCCGTATCAATCTGATTAAGCAAGTCAATATAGGTATTGACCTGATTTTGCTTTTCCTGTTCCTTAACCGCCTTATCCAGTTTTTCTTTTTCCGCCTTCTGCTTTTCCTGTTCGGCTTTTTTTTCCTCTTCCGTTTTTTTATTAATTGTCTCCTGATATTGTTTCAAACCGTCGACTTTCTCCGTTGCCAGCGCCGGATACGGGGAATTTGCCAGTTCCTTGTCCACATCCACGACTTCGTTGCGGGACATTCTCAGTTTCAAACCTGCTTCCCAAGCAGATATTGCGTTTTTTTCTTTCTCGTCAATATCCTTTAACAGGGCGTCTCTCGTCGTCTTGTCAAAGTCTCCGCGGACAAAAGCCTGATTAACCGCGTCCCGACCCTCGTCAACAAGCGGTAGATTTGCCCGGTACTTAGCGTCTTTGTCTTCCCCGTCTTTCGCCCACAAGCCAAGCTCTTTTCCCTGAGCAAGCAACTCCTTGTAATCCTCGTCATTCAGCGTCTTGTCTATATTGGCAAAAACAATCTCTTCTTTAGTTGCCGTTTTGTTTTTAATTTTTTCCTCAAGCTCTTTTAACACATCCGGGTCGCTCATTGCTTTGTCGGGTGACAGAATTTGTTCTCGTATTGTTTTTGCAACTTGAGGAGAGGCCGCATAGTTGTCATCTATAATTTTCAGAGCTTCTTCATTACTCATCAGGCCGCGGCTGACAAGATAATTAGCCCGCCACATTTCCGTATCAGCCTTCGTTTTAACCAGCTTTCTCTCCCTTTCCTCCGCCGCCAGCCGGTCTTTTTCTTTTGCCACCAACAGATTGTCGGCTTTTTGCAGATACTCCCTGCGTTCAATATCCGTCAGGTTGGGGAAACGTCCCGGATCGGACAACGCCTTTTTGGCAACTTCCGGGTTGTTGTTTACCATCCCGCTGACAGAAAGTTTGGCAAAATTCTCCTTTGCCTTTTGCTTCTCGGTCGGCGTCAGATAAGTGTCGGCGTCAATCAGTTTATCGGCGTCGGCAGAAAAAAAAGCCGCCTCATCTTCCGGGGCGGCGGCAATCTGGTCGGCATAGGCTTTCAATGTCTCGTTCAGGCTGATTCCTGCCAGCTCTTTCTCCTTGGCCCGAAATGCGTTTTGAACGTCCTGCTTGTTATAAGACAGAAAACCGCTGCCGAGGTTTTCCATCCACTCCTTGCCCCATTTCTGGCCGCGCATGTTTTCTTTCAGCTTTTTCTGAAAGTTTTTGACAATGCCCGGAATTTCTTCGACCGAATTTGCGGTCCTGATTGCGTTCAATTCCTCGGTTTGCAAATTCGCCGCCTCAAGATTTAAGCGCTTCCATACCAGCTGCTTCTCCCGTTCAAAGTAATTGTTTCCCGCTTCCACCGCTCCGGCCACGCTGTTGACGACTTCATTGATGCCGCTGTCGCGCCAGGTCGGGCGTTTCTCTGTCACCAGCTTGGTGCCGCTCAAATAGTTTCTTTTAATCTCTCCAACCATCTCATCCTCCGAAAAGCCAGGAAAACTCTTTTTGTCCTTCCGTATCCACCGGCTGGCTGGCTCTGTATGCCGCCGCTACTCCGTTGGCCGCCCCTGAAAGCAGGCTCATGCGAAACGCGTTTTTCCCCTGTTTTTTTGCCTGCTTGGCATAAAAATTCATATCGCTTGCCTGCTGCATGTAGTTTCTGGCCGCCGTTTCCGTCTGATAGCGGATGTTAAGCGCATTTTGTTCGGCGTTGGCGGCGTTTTGCGCTAAAGCGCCGATTGCCGTCGCGCTGTCGGAAATTCCCATCTCACCCATCAAAGCTCTTGTCTCTGCCAGCTGCTGCCGGTTCTCGGCTCGCTGTATGTCTTCGTTACGCGCCCCCTCCAAACGTACCTGCCGGGCATTTCTTCGCAAAATGTCGGCGTTGGCGTTATAAGCCTCCGCCTGCGCTTTCCCCTGCCGATAAGCCTGATAACCGCCAATAACGGTTTGAGCCGCCGCCAAACCGCCCATCACTCCCGCACTCATTGAAATATCCTCGCAAACAGTTGATAATCCTTGCCGTTGAAAACTTTTCGCATGGTCCCCTCATATTCAAAACCAAGCAGCCCGGCCAAACGCCGACCGGCGCCAAAACCGTCAAGCACCGTCATTTCCAGCCGCTCGGCCGAAAGTTCCCGGCTTCTTTGTTCAATCAGCCGGCGCATTGCCTTAACAAAAGAAAACATCTTCCGTCCGGCCGTCGCATTGATGACGGAAAACAAGGCAAACCGGCCGGGTGTTATCTCCTGATACCAAAACACCGCAACCGCCACCCCGCCCGTCTCAAACGTTTCGGCGGTTGAAGGAATTGCAAACTTTGCAGCTTCAGCTTCCTGCTCTTCTTGTACCGTGATTTGTTCCAAATCCCGTTTTTCAAATTTTCTTATCAAAACAACCTCCCGACCCAAAAAGGAGAGCAATTGCTTGCTCTCCTTCCAAAATTTACTTCTTTATCAAGAAGAAAATTTTTAGTTTTCGTATGACAATAATAATTTTCACTATCATTGCCGTCACTCCTTTCGTTTGTATGAAAGAAGTTGACAAATCCGAATCTCGGATTTATACTGTAACCATATTGATTGAAGTTACATGTCAACTTCTTTCAGTGGTTACTGAATACCCGGTGTTGCCGCACCGGGCTTTTCTTTTATATATCCTAATATGCCTCTTGTCAATTAACGCGAACTCTCCATGCTCGGCACGATTGCCTGGATCAGCATCGGATAAACGCTTTTGTTTTGAATAACGATATTAGCCCCGCGGTCTTTCAACAAAGAAGTACCGTCCGGCCACGGAATAACCACGTTGCCGGTAAACAGGCGCACCTCGCCCGCAATCAGCTCCTTGCCGTTGTGGTATAAAATTTCCTGCTGCCGGTCGTATGCCGGACCAGCCGTCCCGCCGCCGGAACGGTAAACCATCAGCGTCAGATGATCGATCCGCTGAACGGCGGCAAGCCCGGCGCCTCTGTCCGACTGAATATATATCTTTTGCGGCTGCAACACCGAATTAACCGGCAATCCGACCACCACCCGCGCATCCGTTTCTTTAATCTCGATCGAACCGTCTTCGGCCACAATCTGATGAGGCCGCTCCAAACCGTTTGCCGAAATCGCCACTTCACAGCCTTTCAGATGATCAAGTCCCGAGAGCTTGGTCGTCACATCGCCGACCGGACGGTTGTAAATCAAGCCGCTGTCAACAAAAAAGCAGGAATCGCGAATATAATCCAACTCCGCTTTCTCTCTTTCAACCGAATCACGGATATATTCAACGTCGTCGGGATAATCCGACCGGGTGCCGCCGTCAATCCATTCCACATATCTTTTCATCACGTTGCCGATTTTGCGCTTGGCAATCACCCACACATCATCGCGGCGTTCGTCATTTGAAGGAATTACCGCCACCGCCTCGGCCGAACCGGAAAAATCATGTTGCGCCAAAGCCGCCACCTGCTGTTGGGCGTCGAAGGTAAAAGACACCAGACGACCGTCGGCCATTGCCAGCCACAACAGCTTGTCCGGCACGTCCTGCCAGTCCCAACTGACAATTCCCGACGACAACAGATGTTTACCCATAAGACTGGCATCCAGCGGATCATAACCGTCTCTTTCATAGCTGTAAACCAGATCGCGGATCGAAGTGCCGAACCGGTCGACAAACAAAATATGCCCGTTGACCGCTATCGGCTGGATCGGTTTGCTGCCGATACCTGAAATCTGACGGATTGCCACATTGTCGGCCGAAAGCGCCTCACCGTTGGAAATGACATCAATATAAAACTCTCCGCTTGACGTTCCGACAAACAGCACGTCGCCGCCCGCAATCCAGCGCCCCTGATTGTACTCTTTGGAGTTGACCGGCACCGTAACCGCACATTCCGCCGTCACTTCGCCAAACTTCTGATCGGCAAAATTGTTGAAGTCGCCGGAACAAGATCCGCAGGCTTTCAAACCGTCATCAGCATCAATCAGCAGCCACAAACGGTTTTTGTAAAAACTCCCGGACATCGGATAATTACGGCCGGGATAGATCATGCCGAACTCAAAATGCGAGGTTACCAGCGCTTTCGGCATTTCAATGATCACTTTGGCCTTGACTTCGGTGGCCGACACATATTCGGTGATTTTGGCGGTGCCGTAACCGGCATGCAGATACTTCCACGTCACTTTCCCGTCGGAGCGGCTGCCTTCCGTATGGGACGGCGTCACATTACCGGTGGTCCCCTCGTTCAAAGCTTCATAATATTTGCCGTCCGACGTCCACACCGCCCCCTTGCTGACACTCTCCTCAACCTGCCACGCCGGCGTGTCGTCATTGACCAGCGTCAGCCGGATCAGGCGCCCGACGTCATCCTCGGCAAACAAATTCGCATCTGCCGTCAAAGTAACGGTTCCGGTCGTGCCGCTCACGGTAATCTTAATATCTTCGGTGTTAACGTGATTCCACGGGCCGTTCAAGAGTTCCCAGTCCTCAAGCCGCCAGTCGTCGTTGGCATAGCGCACCAGCTTTTTCATATATTTTTGGTGAAAAATATAAAGAACGTCGCCCATTTGCGTAAATTGCAGATTATAACACTCAAGTTCCGCGTTCCAAATGTCTTCAAGCGTATAAGGGCTTTCCAGCTCATAAGCCGCATCGTCTTTCAAAACCTGCCCGTGGTTGGCAAACAGGCGGATGTATTTGTCGCCGAACTCAAGCATAAAACCGGCGTTGCCGGCAAACTTAAACTTGATCAAATCGGCTCTTTTGCTTGTTTTCTCTGCCATCCTAAGCCTGCCCCAGATATACAATCTTTACATAACCGTTGGTACCGCCGGCACCGTTTTCGCCCAAATCTCCCGCCTTGCCGCCGGCGCCAAATCCGTTTTGCAGCAACGAGGTCGTCGATTCCTTTTTGCCGGCGGATTTAACGGTGGAAGAAACGATTTTTAACGTACCGACTGCCAATTTGCCGCCGTCACCGCCGCCTTCGGCATAAGTTCCGGTACCGTGGCCGCCGCGGCCGCCCCACAGATCAATCAGGCTCTTTCCCTTAACGGCCAGATAAGTCAGGCCGTTGACTTCCAGCGCGGAAGAGTAACCCCACCACTCGCCTCTGGTCGCGTTGCGCCCGCTGGCCCATCCGCCGCGGCCGCCTTCTCCGACTTTGATCGTGTATTCTCCGGCCTCCAGCCATACCTTGCCGGCAAACGCCGCACCGCTGCCACCATTGCCGCCATACCATGCATGCGCGCCGGCCGAACCGCCGGCACCACCGCCCGCGCCACAGCCAGACAAATGATAATAGCCGCTGATTTTTACTTTCAGTTTATAGGTCCCCGGTTTACTTTTCTCAAAGATGACTTCGTTTAAGGCATAACCGCTCTCATCCAAATCAATATATAAAATTGTCGACCGCTCAATCGTCTGGCTGCCGTTTTGGGTTTTGTGGCCGGGCTTGGACACGGTCCAGGTAACCAAATCGCCTTTTTGAACTTCAATTTTGCTTTGTTCAATACCGTTGATGACGATTTTCGCCCCCGCTTCCGCGGTGCGGATTTCAAAACTCATTGCCAGCTCAACCGTGATTTCCGTGTCGGCATTAACCTGAATACTGTCGGTTTTTGTATCAAAGCCGTCTTTCATCACCTCATAAGCCGCCGTCGCGCCGCGGGTAACCACCGCCGGATTTTGCCGCAAACTGTTGATGAAGACATCCGCGTCTTCAGGGATTGTCTTAACCGTTAATGTCGCCCGGTAGAGCGTGGAAACCAAAGAGATGTTCAGCGTCGTGTCTTCTTCGACGATATAGCTGCCGCTCACCGGGAAATAGCCGTCGAGTTTGACGGAATAGCTCACTTTCTCGCCAGGCGCCACATAAAGCTCATCGGCAATCTCGTTGTTGATGTAAACAATCGCCTCTGAAGGCGTCGGCACAATCTTAAACAAAACCGCGTCCACTTCCTTGACCGGCGCCACAAAATGCGACCCGCCGCGGCGCTTCACCCCGCCTTCGACCTGCGGAATAAAGTTCAGCATTTTGGCCGCCGAATAATTGTATTTCGGCAAATCGATCCGCCCTTCCAGCCACGGACTGATCTCGCCGCCGTTGAATTGATTTAAGACCGGTTTTACCATTCTTCGTTTCTCCACGTGTCACGGATGGTTACCCAGCTGTTGTCCGGCATCGTTTCCATATCGCGGACAATCTCGTTGTTCATTTGCGCTTGGGTAATATATTTTTCAAACTCGGCCAGAAAAAGCTGCTTATAATCCGCCCCCTGCTTAATCCGCACGCTCATCTCAGCGGCAATCAGGGCAATCAGCGCTTCTTTGAACAACGGCGTGAAAAGCTTCGGATCCGAAACGTCGGCAATATAAGTGATATTGATATTGCCGGGCTGTTGGCAAAGCATCCGGTTGCCTTCGATCGAATAACGAACGTCCGGGGCAACCACCGCGTCGCTCACGTTCGGCATTTTATAAAACTCGCCGAAATCCTTTAAGACCAGATAATCAGCCGGCAGGGCATAAGCATAAGCAAACAGCGTCGACCCCGTTTCCTCGTCCAATTCGGCCAAACGCGCGCGTTTCAAGGCAAAACGCCAGTAATGCGAAGAAAGCAGCATTTTACGCTGATCCTCATAAACCAGCCCCATCAAATCTCCGTACGGGTTTTGCGAAAGCGACGTGATCGTCCCTTCGCCGATTTTAATCAAAGCGCGGTTGATTATCTCGATACTCATCTTTTCTTAAAAACTCTTAAAAAAAACAGAAGCCGGCAATCCGGCCCCTGTTTTGTTAACAAAAAAGCCCGACGGTTGCGTCAGGCCTCATTTTCGGGAAGTTTGTCGTTTTGGATTTTTTCCTCAAGCATTTTCTCTACTCGTCCCATCACGTTTTCGGTGATTTTGTCTTCCAGCTCGGCAAGAGCGGCCGCCTTCACCTGCTCAAGAACTTTGGCAATCTGCTTATCGGTAATAACCGTTTTGTTTTCGGTTGCCGTCAAACTCTCCTGCGCGTTTGCCTTGCGGAAAAGCTTCGGATTGAGTTTGTCCAGATCCTTTCCTTCCACAACCGCCCCGGCGGCAATAATCTTACCGCCGTCAAGCGTTTCTTTCAAAGCTACGAATTTTGCCATCTCTCATCTCCTATCTGGCCAGATAGCCGAGGGTTACGCAAATAGTGCCGCTTGCCGAACTGTTGCCGGCAACCTGGCCCTTCAGCCAGGTTTTAACATCGGGCGCCAAAGCAATCTGCGCAATCAAATCACCGGCGGCATAATCTCCCGCGGTCAAAGCCGCGCTTGTTTCCGTCGTCGAAAAGCCGCCCTCTTTGACGTCGTCACCCAAAATCGTGACCGTAACCGAACCGGCGACCTTGACCGCGCTTTCGGCAATCACGTTGACGACCAGTCCGCCGTTGGTGCCGCCGCCGTTGACGGCCTCGCCGTCAACGCTGGTTTGAGAAATATCCGCAACCGCCAGATCCTCTCCCCACACCTGCAATTTATGTTTATACATTCTTTCTTCTCCTGTTAATCCAAAACCACCTGCGGTTCGTCGCCTTCCTTGAACTGGTACGACGATACCATCGGAATGCCGTTCCAGTTTCCGATCAGGAAGTTCAAGCCCTGTTCGGCGTTGGTCATGCGGATCATTTCCTTTTTGTACGCCTCGCCCAACCAGTTCAAAACTCTGGGATGCATCATCATCCGGGTATTGCCCGGTTTGGCGCGTACCTGCAACAAAGCCTCGTTAATCTGCCGGATCGTGGGCAGCTTGTTTTCGGAAATGTTGACGATCGTCGAACAGGTCTTTGGGTTCATCAGCTGCATACCAACGTACCCCTTGACCTGCGTGGCATAACCGGCAACGCCGTTCTCATCGTGGCAAAGCTGTCCGCCGTAAAGCGGCTGCACGTCAAGCATGGCTCCCTGCTTAAAACCTTCCGGCGAATACAAGCCGCAACACTCGCCGGGTACCTGCCGGACAATCACGATCGAGTACAAATCTTCGGTTCCTCCCGCGGTCTGCACATTCTCATTGTCTATCGCATACTGGCGATAGTTTTCATAAATAATGTGCTTTTCCGTCTGCATACCGGCTTCCGCCAAAATGCTCGGCATCTGCTTGGCCAGATATTTGGCCAACCCGCCGAAAGCCACCGCCTTGTCCTGCTGTACGAAAATCTCGCCGCCCATAATATCCAGATCAACCTGCTCCAGTTTGGAACCGGTCGACATTTTCGGCAGCGGCGAGTTCATTTTCACAAAACCGGCGCCGTTGATTTCGGTTTTCTTTTCTGCCACATTCCACAGCGGGTGCGATGACTGCACGAATTTAACGCCCGCCAAAATCGGAGTTTCCTCCAACAGATCATTAATCTGCTGCGGCTGTTTCTTTGCATATTCAACCGACAACTCCTGTAAAGTTGCCGGCCTGTCAATATTAGCCATTTCTCATTCCTTTCGCTTTTTCAAAAATTTCGGTTAAATAATCGACGGTCGACATTGCCTCGTCTTTCGAAGCACCGCCGCCGCTCAGGCCTTTGGCCGTGTCTTCGCTCAAAGCGTTTCCGAGCTTCAAGCAAAGATCCATAAAGTTCCTGGTGCCGATTGCCGCTTCCATTGCACCGACCGCCTCTTCACCAAGACCAAGAACCGCCGCGCCCCGGCGCGCCAGTTCCTGATTTTTTGCCAGCCCGTCGCCCTGCGCCTGCTGCCAGGCTTCCATCTCGGCTTTGGACCGTTCGTTCCACATTTTGGCCTGCTCTTCCTGCATGTCGTCCCAGGCCTTGACCAAACCGGCCGCCGCCTTCTGGCTCAGCCCGTTGTCAAAAAAAGCCTTTTGCATGGTGGCAGCAAAAGGCTTGTCCGCTTCGCGGAAACTGATTTCATACTTGTCCGGCGCTTCCGGCCGGCCCAAACGGGAATAAAGTTCGTTCCATTCCTCCGGCTTGTCTTCTGCCGGAATATAAAACTTGTCGGCCGGCGCTGCGTTTTCCGCCCCGGCCAAATCCGCCGCCGGTTCCGCATTAACGTTTTCCGCCGCCGGCTCATCCGGCAGCGTGTCAATATCTTCGCTCATTCCTTTTCCTTTCAAATTTGCGTTAAATCATTAAACAAATCGTCTTCTCTTTTGGCCTCGGTCATGGCCGCCAGGTTAAACACCTCGGTTTCATCAACCGCCAGCCTTGAGATCAGCAGGTCATAAACCCGGCGGCTGCCGGCCATATACGCCACCGCCGCCGCGTCAAAGCGTCCGTCCGCGGAAAAAAGCAGCGACATTCCGCTCTCATTTAACCGCCGCCCTTTGGCACCGACCTCGTCCCTCAGCCATTCGAGAACGATTTTGGCATCCTCTTTCAATTTGCCGTCAGGATCAAAAAAAAGGCGCTTTAACGCCCGCACCTGCTTATACTTTGCCCATAAATCAATTATCATGCGCCCGCCTCCTTCAAATTCTTCATCGACTGCGACAGAACCGGCGCCGCCTGCAACAGCTGCTCGGCCTGCTGTTGTTGCGCCCTGGCCTCACCAAGCGCCTGAATTTGTTCCGGCGTCCGCAAAATCCGGCTCGGCACGCCTTTGTAGTTGGCAATAATGGTCAAGGCCTCGCCCATATCGATCCGGTCAAGCACCGTCGGATCCACCTGCGAGAGCGACATCGCGCTTTCCAAGGTTTCAAACACGCCTTTAATCTCTCCCGCCTGCTGCATATGTACCAGCGGGCTTTCAAACTCAATCTGCAAACTGCCGTCCTCCATCAGCTCGTCCGGCACTTCGTCCAAAAGCCCATAGCTGCGGATAATATCAATTTCCCGTTCACAATTGCCGACCATCCACTCGGAATTGATCCTCTCGCCCATCGGCGCCAGCAGCATTGCCTTTTCCTGTTCGCGCAAACGGGCTTCCTCGGCCGTCATCTCCTTGGTTTGCGCCAAAGACAGGAAAAGCGGCTGCAAAAAGGCGTTGTGGATCGCCTCCCGCACCTGATTTTGCAACTCCAGCGTAATCGACAGATTGTTGCCGTATTGCATCGGCGCCAAAAGCGGCCGCCCCTGAATATCAATTGCACCGGGAATTAACGCGCCGGCGGTACCGGCTCTGGCGGCGTTGGCAATATTAGCGGCGCTTAAAATCGGCGGATTGCCTTGCAGCTGCCCGGTCCGAAGCACGGTTTTGCTCATTTCATTGATGGTGAGGATATCGAAAAAGGCCTGCAATGCCGGACTGTCGCCGTATGCCGACCCGGGGATCCCCAGATAGTGAGGCACCATATAAGGCTGTGTACGGTAGCCGCTCTCATAGATCAATTCTCCACCCTCGTCGTCCAGATTAATGTGATACGACACAAAAGGCATTCCCGAATAATCCTGCCGCAAAGGCTTCCGATCCTCACGCGGCTCCACCACATGCAACAGCCGGACATTGCTGTCCGGCTGCTTTTCAAATCGTTCCTTCATCTTTGCCGTCGAGCGAGAGCCAAATTCCTTAATCGCCTGCCTCAGCGACATTTCATATTCCCGATAAACCGTATCCACCCGGTTAAAACGGTTCACGTCACAATAGATTTCGGCCATCAAAATCGTGCGGTAAGAAATGCCGCGGCCGACGTTGTCTTCAACCAGCCACGGAGATTGTCCGTACAATCCCAGCTGCGTCAGCATCATATCCGCCTCGCTTGAAAAGCTGGATCCGGCGGCATAACGAAACTTAAACAGCAGATTGTTGACATATTCCAAGAAACGCCGAACGGCATCATTGTCGTCCAGCCCCGGCCTGCTGGCTTTGATCCGGTGATAACGCTGATTGCTCGGCACCAGAATTGACTTTAATGCCGCGGCAAAACGGGTAAGATCGGAACGGGCAGTCGTATCAAACACTTTTTGTACAAAACGTCCCTTGTCGTCTTTAATATAAATTCTGGAGTTGATCGAACACAGTTCGGCCGCCTTGTCCCAGTACGGCTCCCAGAATTTCCGTTTGTCTTTCAGCGCCGACAGCCTTTTCAAGGCATATTTCACCCGTTCTTCCGTCATGCTTTCAAGCTCCCAGCGTGGTTTTGGTCGTAGTTATGCCGCCGGTCGTCGTCTGTCCCGACAAAAACTGACTGGCCGCACCCTGACGGCGTCTCCGGCGGCGTTCCTCTTCCTGCGTTTTGGCAGAATTGTCGATTACTTCGGGTTTCACTTCTTCCACCACCGTCGGCGCCACCTTCGGGCTGCCCCCAATAAGCGAACTCATCTCTTTCTCCTGAAATTTGAAAATTAAATATAAACGTTTCCGTCGACAAAACCGCCTGCGACATCGTCAACATAGACGTTGCCGTCCACGAACTCAGCCTGCGCCGTTTGTAGCGAGGAAGGATAAAAAGCCTCGGCAAACGTCAACGCCAGCGCGTCGCCCAAATCCGGCGAGAAGCCCAACCGCTTCTTGATTTTCTCCTTTTTCTCCAACATCAGCCGCCCGCGGTTATCAAATTCCTTGTTAACCGCTGTCAGATCCTCCAGAATCCCCGGCATATCGGTAAGAGAAACGCCGCTCTCGGTCTTCAGCCAGTCGTTCAAACGCCCCCACATCTCCGCCCGCCGGTTGGCATAACGCTCGGTGTCCTGCGCGTTTGATCCGAAGTTCACTTCCCGCACCACTTCCTGATAACCGCGGTCGATCAGCAAATCAATCACCCCGGCGCCGTTTTGTCCGGCATCAATATTAACCCGCACCGGCTTCTCTTCCCGAATAATCCGCACAATCAGGTTGGCCACCGCCACCGTGTCCAGATGTTTATAGGTCTGCATCTTGTAAGCCTGCCGGCCGCGGCGGCGGCAAATTGCCGTCCGGTCGTCGCCAAACCGCGCCACGTCCACCCCGACAACAAGCGGTAACGTGTTGTTGGTGTTGTCAATCTTAAACGCCAGCGCCCGGTGAACGTCGGCGCTTGAGATAAGTTTCAGCGCTCCCTGCGGCAGCGGATCCCCTTCCCAGACATGAAGATAGCTTTCATAATCCTCGCGTTTGCATTTCTCTGCCTGCATCTTTAACTCTTGCGGACAAAAAGGATTGTCATAATAATTGACTTTGCGCACCAGCGTCCGTTCGTCCGGGTTAGCGGCCAGCGCAACCCACAAAGCGTCGTTCTCCTCTTCCCTGTTCATCGAAATCCAAATTTCCGATCCGTCCTTGCGGATGGTCGGATCCAAAATTTTCCAGCTTTTTTGGGTAATTGCCTGTCCCTCTTCAATCCAGCAATAATCGACGCCTTGCAGCGACTTGATGTTCTGGCTGTTTTGGTCGCGCAAGCCTTTGAAAATAAACTCGCTGCCGGTTTTAACGTTATTGATCTTGTCTTCATAAAACCGGTAACCGGGCAGTTGATACAATTCAATTCGTTCTTTCAGCAGCTTGTAAACAGAATCTTTAATTGAATCCTGAATTTCGCGCAAACAGGCGACAAATATTTTCTTTTGCGCCCCCAAAAGCGCCAGGCTGTCGGCAAAAGCATAAGACTTGCCGCCGCCGCGGCCGCCGTAATAAAACTTGTAACGCCATCTCTCAGTCAATAGCGGCGCAAAAGCTTCAGGTATTTGCATGTCCGCCATCATTGCCGCCGCTTTCCTGCTTTTCCTCTTCCGCCCCACCGGCCATATTTACAAACCGAACCGTCACCCCGCCGACCTCGCCGCTCAGATTAATGTCTCTATCATCATTCCAACTGCTGGTTTTCCAGTTTTTCATATTTTTAAGAATAAACTCGGCCTTGTTACCGGGCTTTCCTTCCGCCGCCTGCCTTACCCAAAACTCCTCGACAATTGCTTCATACTGGTTTACGATATTTTCAAAGCCTCTTTTTTTCCCATATGCGTAAAAAGTCGTTTTTCGTATCCCGCAAAAAACGCAAAAGGCCTCCAAGGTCGTCGGCGCCGGAACATTAACTCGCAAAACCTCGCTCTTACCCGGAAACTCCACAATTCGATTCAGACTGTGCTCAAGAAAATCATAAATCTTCTCGGCCAATTCCTCGGGCGTTTTAAATTTAGGAGGCCGCCCGCCCAGCGGATATTTTGCTTTTATTTCCTCTTTTGTCAGCATTTTTGCCCTCAAACTGCCTCGTTAAAGCCCCATATTTAACCACCCGCAAGCCCTTATTTTTCAAGGCCTTGCGCCTATATTTTTCTCTCGCGCGCGTATTTTCGAGTAAGAAAACTACCCCACGTTGACGTTTCCACGCAAAAACCCCGGAAAGCTTAAGCCCTCCGGGGTTTCCAACAATTTTTTAAGCGAGAAATATCTGAACCCATTTGTTCATCATATAAAAATTATAGCGCAAAACCGCAAAAAATGTCCAATACAAAAATGTTTAAACATGTTTAAACATTTGCTGTGGATAACTTTTCCTTGAAAAAAAGCTTAAGAAAGTGTTATAAAGAAACAATATTAAGGAGATTAAATATGCTCAACTATCATCCCCCACGTGGTGCAGTACTTATTTGTGATTATAAAGGGTTTATCATACCCGAAATGGTAAAATCACGTCCGGTAATAGTTATTTCTCCTCGTTTCAGGACAAGAAGCAACTTATGTTCCGTTGTTCCCTTGAGCACAACAAAACCAGAATACCTTATGGACTACCATATGGAAATAGAATTACCTGCCCGTCTTCCTAAACCGTTTGACTGCAAAACCCACTGGGTAAAGGCAGATATGATCAATACAGTCTGCTTTGACAGACTATCTCCTATCAAATTAGGAAAAGATCAGTTTGGTAAAAGAAAATACCTAAATTGCGTCATATCTAATGAACAAATGGAAAAATTGCTTATTGCTGTTAAAAACGGTTTAGGCATAAAATAAAAGGACTCACGTATTATACCTGAGTCCTTTTGTCCACGCTATGTAAAAATTGTCATCTTCATCTACATAGCGACCCGGCATACCTGTTGCCAGGTTTTCAAAGCCCGATACTCACGTAGAGCGGGATAGGCAAGTTTCCCTTGCCTATTTTTAATATATACTAAATTAAGTATTCTGTCAACATCATATAAAACGTTTTTCACAAATTCGGAAACACCGTCCAAAGTCCGTGGTCTTTGGCGTTCATCAACACTTTCAGCATGCCGCGCTGGTAGTCTGCGGACAGCGTCGTCCTTGAGGTTCCGTCAATTTTGAACTCCGCGTCCAAAACATGCATCAACGTCTTAAAGCCCATGCCGCCGGCGCGGAAAAATACCACCAGCTTTTCCCGCCGCGACAGTCCGCCAAACCAGCTGTCCATCACCGTTCTCGCATCGTCACAGTCACGGTTATCAGCGGCAATCATATCATCGGCATCACTTGCCCACAGGTGCGACGGAATCATCAGCCCCAACGCGCAGACAAACCCGCTCGGTCCCGGACGGCTCTCCAGCCGGTGAATCTCCACCGCCCTCTCCAGTTTTCTTTTGCAAAGTTCCATTTCCGTCATTTATGCCTCCGCAATTCTGATACAGCAGTTTTTATAATCCGGGACTTTCTTAAAAGTCCGCCGACGCCGACTGTTTTTTCTCCGATCGGAATAATCCCGGGGAGTAACGCCGGCGTCAAGACAGACAAGCGCCGCCAGTTCTTTGATCCGCGGCAGTGCTTCACGGGTTGCCCGAATAACCGTTGCCGGGTTGCGTCCGAAACCGCGCCCGATCTTCACCGTTGAAAATCCTGCCATCCGCAAAGCGCAATAAAACACAATTCTGGCGGTGACAGCCTCAAGCTTCCGGCTTCTCCCGCAAACAACCTCATCCGGCACCCCGGTCTTAAAGACAACCTGTTCAAGCAAATTGTTCCATAAAAAAACCTTAGCTTCCGTCATCTGCTCCTCCTTGTTTCAACCGCGCCCGCCGTAACAGCTCTGCCGACAGGCTCTCCGTCCGCCCCTGATTTTCGGCAAACCTGAAAATCAGTCTTCGGATCCACCATTTCTCAACCGAACGGCCCGTTTTCCACGCCTTCAGCTTGTCCTCAACCCCGCGGATCAGAAAATCATCCAAGAAATTCAAATCCGCAATCTTCGGGTCCAGAAAATCAAGCCGAAAATCCGGCAAGATCACCACTTCATCGCCATCCGGCCAGCGCTTTGGCGGTTGGTCTTTGTCCCGTTCGCCGCCGCGCACATGAACACTTGCCGAGCTTTCTCCTTCCCCCGCGCCGGGGGAAGGCCGCTTATTGCCGCCTTCAGGCGGAACATTGCCGGTTTCCGGCATCTCCCTGCCCTCCACCGGCAGTCCGTCTGCCGGCGTTTTCCATTGCCCTTTGCCCATTGCCGCCAAAGCGTCCGGCTTTGGCTTCCCGGCGCTCTCCGCCGCCGGATCCGCATCAGGCGGATCCGGCTTATTGCCGGCGTCCAAACGCCGGTTACTGCCCTCCGCCGGCACGGCGGCAGGGTTATTGCCCGTCAGGCCGTCTGACGGGTGATTGTCCGGAGGATTATCCACAACCGGCCTGTGAATAACTTGTTTTCCCCCATACCCCCTTTCCTCAATAACAACCGAGTGTTTAACGAGGTTGTTATTTAAACCAATAACCCCATGCGATCGCATACTTTCGCTCAAACCATTGCTGGATAAGGCTTCATCGACAGTCTTCGTCACCGCTTTCATCATCGTTTCGTCACCGTTCGACAGCTCTTCGTCATCCATAAAATCAGACGAAACGCCCATGTTATCCACAACCGCCTCTTCTTTTTTGGCAACCCTTTCGTTCCTTCCGGCAGCGGTGGCGTCATCTTTGTCGTTACCTACCAACTCCGAACAATCTACTTCCTTAATCCGTCCTTTTTTGGCGGCATAAGCTTCCCGCCGACGACGGTTTCTTTCGTCGGCCCCTCTTCGTTTCTCCCAACCGGAAGAAGCGTTCCAACTGTTGGCTAAAACCTTCTGTAGATATCGTGAATTATATTCTGTGATGGTTTTATAAACCATTTTGAAAGCCACCTTCGCCACCGGCGACAAATCAGAAATGTCAAACCCTTCGCCGGTTTGATGGATTTCCCAATATCTGGCGTAATCGTCAATAGCGCATATCACTTCGCAAAAGACCTCCGGCGGGAAATCCCCCAGCAGGGCATCCCGCACGGTTCTCGGTACCATGAACGCATCTCTGATCAATTCCGCCATTGTTTTATTACCGCTTTTGCTTGCCTTTGTTCAGAAAATATCTTTTATTGCTTTCGGCCAAGTCGCGTTTTATATGGTTCCATACGATCCGTGCAGCGGTGGACATTTCAGGCAGTTCAAAACCGTCGTCCGTCTCCCACTCATCCCAATACCGGCAATAATCCCGCACCAACGTCATCACTTCGGCCATAACAGACAGCGGGATATCTTCCAGCATATCCATAATATCAACCAGTGGCACTTCATAAAATTCTCTCGTCATATCTCATCCTTCCTTCAATAATTTTTTACAAGCGACAAAATATCCGCCAAAAATTTTTCTTTGTCAGCAAATGCACGAAAATAACGCTCGCCCGTACGAACTTCTTCTATAGAATACCTCGCACCGCCTTGTCTCTCATATTTCAATACCCGAAAGACACAGCCGTCTAAAGCATCCGAACGATGGTAACCGGAAACATTTTTCACAACCTTCTTCGACCGTTTGAGCGCTGGCGAGATTATCCGTTTCTTCGGCGGACACACCTTTTCAAACCGTACAAAACCACTTTTTGGCTCTGCCCGCATCGTCGTTTCATCAATAAAAATCACTTTACCGTTTTTATAATCGGGAATCGCCTTCTTTAACGATTGCGGTTGTAACACCGATTGTCGGACACGACTCTTTTGTGTTGTCAGCGACGGACGACCGCGACGACGCACTTTTATTGATTTATTACAGTCGGATCCATCATCGGCAGAAGTATCTTGTTTTCCTTTTTTTTTATTCCGAGATTTAACGTAACGTTCCCTTGCTCTCTCCTTGTCACAGACTTTACAATAATAACACAAGCCGTCACGGCTTTGTTTGTTGCGGGAAAAGTCTTCCACCGGTTTCAATTCCTTGCACCTTGCGCATCTTTTCAAAAATTGCTCAGTCATAATTTCTCCCTTAAAAAATTGTCCGGCTTGCCTGATTTTCACTCTCAATATGCGGCCTCTAAAAACCGTTTCCCCTCGAGTTTGCGCCATCGCTCGGATCAGGCATCACGACAGACGGCCGGCCGCCTGCTAGGAAATAGGGGAAATCTCATAAATCAAGCGCTTTGCGATAGGTGTCGAGCAGGTACTCCTGTTCGTCGCGGTCGGCGGCATTCATCTTGCGCAATTTTAAAATCTCCCGCATAATCTTGACGTCGAAGCCGGCCGATTTGGCTTCGGCAAATATGTCGCGAATATCACCCGAGAGGGCTTTCTTCTCTTCTTCCAGGCGTTCAATGCGTTCGATCAGCGAACGCAGCCTGTCGACAGCAATGCCGCCGACATTGTTTTTTTCGTCAGCTTCTTTTACAATATCCATAACCGGCTCCTTTTCACTTCCCCGCAATTGCACAACGTTTCCAAGCACACTGCTAAACTTGTTTGTGTCAACCACAATCCGATCCAGCTCATCCGACGGCATATTTTTAAGCTTTTCGGTAACCACTACAGACAATTCCCGGCGTCGGTCTTCCTCCGTCTCTTTTTGTCCGATACGGATATAATCTGCCGCCTCAAAAGCAAACGGCTCAAGCCCGATATTCCTCAACATCCCGTTCTTCATTTGCTGAATATGAATCAGGTCGTTAATAAAAATATGCCCTTTGACCATTGCCTCATAAACCGCATCCCGGTCAATCTCGGCATCCGCCGACATTCTCTCAACATTTTCCCGCAACGCCCGCTTCTCGTCAGCCGTCATATAAGCAACCGCACCCAGCATCACTAAAACCTCTTTTTCAGGAGATTTTTAAAAATATGTTTATATTTTAAGCTCCATAACCACCGCCGCCAATATATTAACGGCCTACCGGAACCCCGAATCACGGCAGAAGCAAGCACTTTCATATCTTCACAGACTTTTTCATCCAAGCTCCAGCATGTCTCCCCCATAAAATCAACCCTATCTTTACCGATATAGAAACCAACAGCATTATCCTCATAATAAAAAGTTTCTTTCTCTAAGCCTTCTCTAAGATAGGAAACCTGAGAACGTCTTTTCTCGATTTTCAACAGCGGAATTGCTCGCCGCACTTTCTCAAGAAATTTTCTTTCTTTTTCCTTATAATCCATAACGGCTTCTTCTAAATATTTTTCATTTTCCGATAACCATTCCAATCTCATAGTATCTTTTCTCCTTTAGACAAAATCACCGCAACAAGGATCATCCAAAACATGTTGCTTAAAAAAGAAAACCACATCCACCGGTTTGCCCGACGAATACCGGAGTACAACGCCCGCCGCCAATATTTCAAAGCCTGGCACCAGCCGTCGGTTGCCATCTCACAACTGTTCTTTAATAAAACAACAAGCGTTTTTTCTCTTTCCAATTGTTCCCAAAGCTCCGCCAACTGCTGCTTTAATTCTGATTTTTTGTTTTTCTTCCTGGCCTTCCTGCTCATTTTCTTTAACCCTTGAAAAAATTATAAAAACAAAAATGACGGCGGCACTGCCACTGTCACGCCGTTAATCATTACCATCGCCGCTGTCTTCAAAACAAAAGTCATCGGCAGTTACCATTCCTCCGGTAA